CGCAGGCGTCAGGATCAGCGTGTCGGGGTTGTAGCCGGCCGCGAAGATCGTCGTCATTGCCTTCCTAACCGACACGAGAATGTTGTCTGTGCCCGGCGCTTGGAAGCCGCTCAAGGCGATCGCGTCCAGGATCAGCTTGTCCAGACCCTCGTTGATCGAGAGCCGCAGGTCGTTGCCGATCACGCTCTCGATGCCGGGCTGCTCGAGCATGATGTTCGGGACGCCCGAGGTGACGGCCGCCAGTTGCTTCATGCTCGTGACCACCATCGTCACGGTGCTGGCGGACTCCGGCTTGTTCGTCACCGCGTCGATCGCGCGGACGACGTTCGCCGCCGTCGGCAGCGTCCGTGCCGTTTGCGTGAGGACGCTCACCGAGGTTGCGCCGCTGTCGACCGGCACCCGTGGGAACGCCGGCCAGGCGTACCTCTGGTCGAAGCCGAACGGGCCCGCCTCGCGGATCAACTGGTTGACAGTGTCCACGCTGCCCGTCCAGGTGAGAGCGCGTGACTCCGAAGAGGTTTCGAAGTCCTGCCAGGTGATCTCGGTGCGGCCCCCACCCGGTGTCCAGCCCGCCCTTTTGAACTGGCCGTAGAGGGTGCGTGAGTCCGCCTGCCCGGTGTTTGCGTCGGTCACTCTGAGGGTGCCCTTTGTTCGTGTCTCGGCGTCAGGGTCGATGGACGTGTCCTCGACCTCCTCGGCCTTCTGGTCGTAGTCCATCGTTTTCTCCTTCTTCGGTTGTTTGGTTCGCAGTTCCACGCTCGCCGCCGGGTAGGCCGGATAGGTGGCGAGCGTTACGTCGTGTAGCGCCTTGACGGTTTTGATCGTGCGGGTGTCGCCGTCCCAGGCTTCGTCGCCGACCTCGAAACGGAACGAAGCGCCGTCGAGGTCGCCGCGGCTGATCGCCGTGCGCATGTTGTTGCCGAGCGGGCTGTCGGGCAGGTCGAGCTCGAAGCGCAAACCCTTCGGCTCGTCGAACAGACGCAACGTGCCGCTTTTCGTTCTGCCCAACACTTCGTTCGGGTCGTGGTTCAGTAGTGCTCTAACGTCGGCGTCGAGGACACCGGAGAATGCGCCGGCCGCGATCTTCTCGCGGTAGCCGCCCAGGTCGTCCGACACTTGGCCGTAGACGGCGGCGTATCCGTGGACGGTGCGCCCCCTGGTGTCGAGCGCACCAACATCGACGTCGACGGTTCTCTGTTCGGGTGCTGTGATCGTTTCGCTCATGCCACTAGTCCTCCGTTGAACTGCGGTTGCGGGACGGATGGCTGGGCTGTTTCGGGCTCGAGGTTCTCTAAGCGGCGAACTTCGTCCCTGCTCATCCACCCGGTGATCGGGTCTAACGCCTTCGTGTAGACGTCCGCGCGCGTCGCGCTGTCGGCCCGCAAGAGCGCGTCCAGCAGAAACTCGACGTACTGGTTGGCGCTGCACAGGTCGGGGTCGGCGCTGACTGCCTGCTCGATCAGGACCAGCCACGGGCGCAGGCTGTGGGTGACGAACGCGAGCGCCTGCTGCTCGACGTTCGAGTAGGTCATCGAGTCGCCCGAGCCGGCGCCGATCATCCAGGGCGGGATCCGGAAGATCCGCGCGATCTCCGCGGTGCTCAACCGTCGTTGTTCGACGAACTGCGCGTCCTCGGCCGAAACCGAGAGCGCCGTCCATTCGACGTCGCCTCTGACGATCGCGATCTTGTGCGCGTTGTGGGCGCCCGCGTGCTTCCCGAGCACTACGTCCTCGGTGAAGCGCAACTGCTCGGTGTTCGCGGACGGCATCTTGAGGATTCCTGACGGTCGGGTGCCGTTGCGGACGAACGCTTCCGCGTATTCGCCCATGCCTTTCGAGAGCGACACAGCGAGCCGACACTGCGCGATCGGCGACAGGCCGACTAGCCCGTCGGTTCCCATCGCCTTGACGTGGACGATGTCCTCGGGCCCGTGTTTCGTCTGGTGCCCGGTCTTCGCGTCGGAGACGGTGTAGCGCGGCGAGCCGTTGACGAGCTCAACCTCCACACGGTCCGGGTGCAGCATGGAGAGCTGCTCGATCCTGCCGTCGGCGTTCCTGAACTTGCCGACGTAGCCGTTACCGTGCAGGTTCAGGTGGGCGAGTAGCTGGGCGATCAGGTTGGCTTGTGTCGCGCCCGGTGACGGCCTTTGCAGCAGTTCAGGCAGCCGTCCCGAGTAGAGCCTCTGGCGGCCCCTCTCCGTGCGCCGATATGCGACCAGGGGGACGCTCGCGGCCGCGTCGGCTAGGCAGCGCACACACGCGTAGACGTCGGCGATCCGCAGGGCCGCGTTCGGCGCGATCCGCCCACCGCCCGGGTGGTACCACCACCAGTCGTCAGGCCCGCCGGGCAGCGCCGGGTTCGCACGCTCCTCGCCCTTTCGCCGAAAAACTCTCATAAACGATACTTATGCTAGCGATAGCAGTGGCTATCGTTCGTCTTATGGACTTCGCGCCGTTCACCAAACTGATCGGGCTCGACCTGGAACCGTTCCAACGGACGATCGCGAAGGCCGCCGCCGGCTGCGAGCGTGAGTTCGTCGGACTGCTGCCACGCGGGAACGGCAAGAGCACCCTGCTGGCCGCGATCGGCGTTCACCATCTGTTGAGTGTCGAGGAGGCTGCTGTCTATGTCGCAGCGAGCTCCAGGGAACAGGCGCGCATCATCTTCGAGATCGCCGCCGGGTTCGTGCGCACGCTCGACCATCCGAACCTCGTTGTCAGACACCACGAACTCAGGTACTGCGAGAACCCCGAGATCCCCAAAGTCTTCAGCCGCCACATGCGCGTCTTGGCCGCCGACGCTCCCAGGCTGCACGGACTGACGCCGTCGCTCTGTCTCGTCGACGAGCTCCACGCCCACCCCTCCGACGAGGTCTACATCGCGCTCAGTACCGCAGCGATCAAACGCCCCGGCTCGAAGCTGCTCATCATCTCGACCGCGGGAGCTGGTCCTGACACCCCGTTGGGGAGGCTTCGTGCCCGAGCCTTGGCCGCGCCCGAGGTTCGCCGCACAGGGGCACGCACGGACGCACGCGGCCCCGATATCCGGATGCTCGAATGGTCTGTTGCCGACGACGCCGACATCGACGACATGCGCATCGTTAAGAAAGCGAACCCGGCGTCCTGGTTGACGGTCGAGGCGTTACGGCAGCAGGCCGCGTCGCTGCCCCCACTCGCGTTCGCGCGCTACCACTGCAACCAGTGGGTCGGCCCGGAGGGTGCGTGGCTGCCACCCGGCGCCTGGCAAGCCAACGTCGGACCCACGACGTTCACCCAAGGCGAGGACATCTGGATCGGTGTCGACGTCGGAGGCGAACGCTCTGCCACCGCCGTCGTCTGGATCAATGCGAGCCTGCATGTCGGCTGCTCGATCTACCACGGCGACCAGGGAGTCCTCGACGCCATCGACAAGATCAGAGAGCTCGCCGGCCAATACAACGTGCGCGAGGTCTGCTTCGATCCGTGGCGCTTCTCGCAGGGCGCGCAGGAGCTCGACGCCGAGGGGATCGCTGTGACCGCGTTCCCGCAATCCGACGCGCGCATGATCCCCGCGAGCGACAGGCTCTACCGCGCGGTTGTCGAGCAGCGCCTCACCCTGCCCGATAACCCCGAACTGCGAGCGCACGCCCACGCAGCCATCGCACGCCACAGCAGGCGAGGGTGGCGCCTCGACAAGAGCCAACGCAGCGACAACATCGACGCCATCATCGCCATGTGCATGGCGCTGGAAGCGGCCGAGAACCAGCCCGCCGAGTTCGAACTCCTCGGCTACTTCTAAATGCCAGCCACACGCTGCCTCCGCTGCCAACGACGTACCACCAGCGGTAGCTACTGCGAACGCTGCGGCAAGACCTCCATGCGCGGCTACGGCAGCCAGCATCAGCGGCGGGCGCGTCTGGCGATCGCAGCGCAGCCGTGGTGCTCCAACTGCAGCAGCACAACTGACCTGACGGCCGACCACATCGTCCCGATCATCGACGGCGGCCTTCATGGACCACTGCAGGTGCTTTGCCGAAGCTGCAACTCGAGACGACTCACGACGCGGAGACTCTGACCTCCACCGGGAGAGCGCGTCGTCCGTGGGTTTTACGGCAGCTAGTGGTCGATGGTTCCGCTGAAGGTGCCGGTACTGACGCCCGTAGCCAGGTCCAGCGTTCTTTCCAGCGTAAAGGTGCCGGTTGCGTCAGCGAAGCGTCCCGTTCCACCTGTGATGGTGTAGACCTCGACGATCGACCGCGTAGTGGGGCCTGTCACGGTCCCCTGTCCGACGACGGTGGCGGTCAGGGTGTCGCCGTTCGCCGCAGTGAACGTTGCCGTCCCTGTTGCAGACCCGAACCGAACGTCGACTTGGAACGTTGCGTGCTCCGTGTACTTGCCGAGGTACGTGGCGGTGCCCGTGCCCTCCCGATTCACCGAGAGGATCGGGAAGGCGAGCTGGTCCGTTTCAACCGCGCTAAACGTTCCCTTGAATGGAGTCTCAGCCGCCACGGCGCTGACAGCGGTGCTCGCCAGCAACACTGCGGAAGCAGCCACCAGTGCAAAGTAGAGTGAGTGACGAATCTTCATGCCGTTCCCCCCTTGGAAGCGGTCGGCCGCAGATGACCAACGTCTCCGCTCCACCATAACCACTTGTGGCAAAGAAACAAGTAAGAGACAAGTACGTGTGCCGGAGTTTTTAGATGACGGCGGCGCCTGACCCCGCCATCGCGCCGCGCAAAAACGTCACTGTGAAATGTTCTCCGGCACAGGCCCGAGCTGGTCGACATATTCTGAGACGTCGACCTCGAGGGCGGTGATGATCCGGCTCGAGATGGCGCGCATCTCGTCCTCATTGAGTCGGCCGACTCGTCTGAGGATCGTGGCCTTCCGAATTGACGCGATGCTCAACGCATCGACGTATGCCTCGACCTCGTTCGTCCCATGCCGCTTATCCCTGCCGATCAGGTACTGAGTTGGATGCAGACCCAGGTTTAGCCGGGCGTACCACTTCGGACGGCGCTCTCGCCTCTTTTCATCGATAGACCCAATCCTGGCGACCGCGACGTCCTCGATCGAGGCGTTGGTGCCGTCGTGGAGTAGGAGGACGCGACGGAGCTTGAACGTGACAACGATTTCGGGAGAATCACCGGCCTTGACCACCGCCTGGATCTCCTCGATCGTGTCGTACTTCTCGAGTCCTGCGAGGAGTTCACCCTCGGCGTCGCGTATGACGCGCTCCATCGGAAAGCCGCTATTGAACGGATACAGCGCTAAACAGACAGCGCCGCGTTCAAGATCTTGGAGATCACAGGGCACGCGCTAAGCGTGCCACGACTCCCAGATCCCGGCCGCGAGTGCGTCGCCGTCGGCCTGACGGTCCTCGGCCATGACGGCGAGGTCGTCGTCGTCGAGAAGAGTGTGAAAGGGGATCGGCCGGCCCTGGCGGCGACGCTGGAGCAACGGGCGCACTAGCTCGAAGTCGGCCGGATGCAGAATCACGAAAGCTGTCGAACGGCCGTGCTTGACGACGCGCACAGGATCGTGACGCTCGACTGCCGAGCGCACCTCCTGATCCACCTTGACCTTGCCTGCTGCGACGGTCGTCATGGTCTTCCCTCCTCTGTCGCCCCGGCCACTCGCCGAAGTGTGACGGACAAACTGGACATTTTCAACCCTTTTGAACGAATCGGACGATAAGGGCATTTCCGTCGGCAATGGTCGTTTCGGCCAATTTACCCAATTGTCCCACCCTCCGTCGGGGGATCTCTGCTTCCTCTCCGCCTGGCGGTGGAAGACTGTATTCGCTATTCTTCCTCTCGAATACATCAACGAAGGAGTATGCGATGGCGATGAAGCCAACAACATTCCGATTCGACGAGAGGTTCCTGGCCACACTCGACGGGCTCGCCCGGTCGATGAGCTCCTCACGCGCGGCGGTTATCCGGCAAGCCGTCGGCCGCTACGAGATGGCGTACAGCTTGAAATACAAGGGCGCCCAGCTCTTCATCGAACGCCTGCGCGAGCGCTACGGGGACGACGAGGTCATCACGCTCGTCCCCCAAGGAAAGGGCACGGTCCAAGACCGAATGGAGGTCCTCGTCGCCGGACAACCGACGGACGAAGCGACGGGGTTCGACATCGAAATCTTGAAGGGGCGCGACCAGGAAGGGTTCTGGGTCAGCGAGGAGGCCGCGGTCTATCTGAGTGATTCGAAGGCCGACGACGACTTCGCTCCCCTGAACCTCATCGTCGGGAGGATTCCCATCGGGCCAGAGGGGGAGCGGCGCCAGGGGCTCTCGATCCGGATCAGCGAGCTCAAACCTGAGGACGTCGACTTCCACAACCGGCTCCAACACTTCGACGACGACTCTGTGGTGGAGGATGAGCAGGCGGCGCAGCTCGAGCGGCTCAGGGGCATGTTTTGACCGCCGGCAACGTCCTGATTGCCCTCGACGGCGTGCGCAAGGCGCTGGTCGAGCAGGCCGGAGATGAGGAGTTCGCCCGCGCCGCGGAGACCTTCCTCGCCGTCTTCCGCGCCAACATGGCAGAGCGCGGGCTCGGCGAATGGGACGAGCTCACCCAGCTCGCCACGTTCGAGATGCACTTGCTGGCCGATCGCTCGCTCGACGTCGACTTCGCGGCTGCGGCGAAGACCGTGCGCGAGCTGTTGACGCTGCAGCGTCACGAGAAGGCCAGCCTGAACTAATGAGCGTGCGGCTCAGCACCCGCCGCGACGCGCTGGTCTGGACGGCGATCGACAAGATCTTCGGCGGCGCCGACGTCAAGAGCGTCATTGCCGAGCTCGAGCTCGACCTGCTCCGCGAGCAGGCTGAGCGGCATCTCACCCGGCACGACCGCCTCGTGCAGCTGTTCCGAGAGACCGATCCGGACAGGATCACGGCGAAGAGGGCCGCGGCGTGAACCTCGAGGCGTCCGTACATAGCGTCGCCTCGGTTTCGATGGAGTCCGGCGCCGTCCTGCTCGACGATGTCGTTCGCTTCATCCGCCGCTTTGTCGTCCTGTCACCGGCACAGGCGGACGCAACTGCCCTCTGGGTCGCACACTCGCACGCGATCGAGGCAGCCGACTGCTCGCCCTATCTGTGGATCACCAGTGCCGTACCGCGTTCCGGAAAGACGCGCTTGCTCGACGACGTGCTCGGGCTCCTCGTTCGCGAGCCGATCCCGACAGCCAACATTTCGGACGCCGCGCTCTTCCGCGTGATCGCGGAGAGGAAGCCGACCCTGCTCCTCGACGAGGTCGACGCCATCTTCGGGCCGAAGGCGCGCGACCGCGAGGACTTCCGCGGGATGCTCTGCGCTGGCTATCGCCGCGGTGCGCAGACGCACCGGATGGGCGGCGCGAACATGAGGGAACTCCAGACCTTCCCCGTCTTCTGCTGCAAGGCTCTTGCCGGTGTCGGCGAGGCGCTCCCAGACACGATCAAAGACCGGGCCATCCGGATCCGCCTCGAGCGGCGAACGCGGGAAGAGCGGGTCGACCGCCTCCGCCGACGCGTACTCGCGCCCGAGGGCGAGATGCTTCGCGATCGGCTTGCCGACTGGACCGAGCCGCAGCTCGACGAGCTCCACCACGCCTGGCCGGAGTTGCCGGACGAGCTCGACGACCGGGCGCAGGACATCTGGGAACCCCTCTTCGCGCTTGCTGATCTTGCCGGGGGTGACTGGCCCGAACGTGCACGGACCGCGGCTCTCGTCCTGTCCGGCAACGGCGAGCGTGAGGACGACTCGCTGGGCGCCCGGATGCTGGCTGACATCCGCACGGTGTTCGCGGCGAGCGGCGCCGACCGTTTCCGCACCGCCGACCTGCTCGCTGAGCTCTGCAAGGTCGAAGAAAGCCCGTGGGGTGATTGGTTCGGAAAAACGCTCACGCCGCAGGGGTTGTCGAAGCTGCTGCAGCCGTTCCGGATCAAGACGATGCCGATCTGGGTCGAGGGTGAGAAAGCCCGCGGCTACAAGGTGACCCAGTTCGCGGACGCGTTCTCCCGCGTACTGGGTGGTAGGGACGGTAGGGATGGTAGGAGCGTTTTGGCTCCTGGCGAGGCGCCTACCGGGCCTACCGCTCCTACCACGCTAGAGGACGGGGACGGCACCGATCGGCCGTTCCCGCTGCTCGGCGAGCTCGACTACCTCGACTTCGTCGCCGCCCGTCACCGCGAGGGCCATCTCACCACGGCCGAGGCGCTCCAACAGGAGCGGCTACACCGGCAGATCCGGAGGCAGCCGGCATGATCCCCGGCGAGCCACCTGCGATCGTGATCGAGCTCCGGCTCGAATCCACGCCCCGAGTCCTCATCCACTCCATGAGCGACTCGGAGGAGACCCGCGTCATCGACTGGATCCGATCGCACGACGAGCTCGCCGAGTTGGTCGTTCGCGCGCTCGAGCTCGTCGAGGAAGCGCGGGCAGCGTGAGCGAGCAACTCCTCACGGCCCGCCAGGTTGGCGAGTATCTCGGCCTCTCGACCAGCACGATTTTGGATCGTTGGGAGCGGGGCGACCTGCCCGGCTTTCGGCTGTTCGGCCGGAAGGGCGGTCCGGTGCGGTTCCGGCTTGCGGAGATCGAGGAGACGCTGCAGGCGTGGCGGCTGAACGGGCCGGGCGCGGGAGGAGAAGTGTCACCCACCCCTACCGCTGACCCGACCCGGCGAGTAGTGTCGCAGGCGTCACCCACCCCTCATAGAGGAGAAAAAGATGCCAGCTAAGCAACGCGGGTTCGCCCGCAAACGCGGCAGCCTGTGGCTTGCCGTCTGGCGCGAGGACGGCCGTGAGCGTTCCCGTGGCGGCTTCGATACGAAGACCTCCGCGCTCGACTACGCGAACACGAAAGCGGATGAGGCGGTCGCACGCGAAACGGCTTTGCGGTTCGGCGACCGTCTCCCCCAGCCCGCGTCAAACATCGCGACGGTCAGCGACTTGGTGGAGGCGTTCCTGCAGCGTCACCGCGTCGACGAGGCGACGAAACGGAAGCTGCGCGCGCAGCTGAAACACGCCAAGGATGCGTTCGGGGACCGCAGGCTGGAGACGTTGCAGCCGATCGAGCTCGACGTCTGGCGTTCCACCCTGCCGGCGTTGTCGGCGCACTACCTGTTTCGTGCGTTCAGACAGGTGCTGGAGTACGCGGTCGCGATGGGGCTGCTGGGCCAGAATCCGACGAGCAGGATCAAGAACACCCGCGCGTCCGTCGACGGCCGCCGGGAGATCCACCCGTTCGAGGATTGGGAGCAGGTCGAGGCGATCAGCGCGGAGATGGACCCGCGTTATGCGGCGATCCCGATCGTGCTCGTCGGCACCGGCCTACGCCCGGAAGAACTGTTCGCCCTGGAGCGGCGCGACCTGGACCTCGATGCTGGCGTTCTCTCCGTGGAGCGTGTCCACTCGCAAGGTCGCTTAAAAGAACCGAAGAAGTCGAGTCGCCAACGGCGCCGCGTCCCGCTGCGTCAGCGCGTCGTCGAGGCGCTGCGGACGATCCCTCCGAGGTTGGACACGCCGCTGTTGTTCCCGGCCGCGCGAGGCGGCTACATCGACGGCGAGAAGTTCCGCTACAGGGAATGGAAACCCGCGTTCAAGGCTGCCGACGTCGACTACCGGCGGGTGTACGACTCCCGGCACACGTTCGCGTCCTGGGCGATCGCCGGAGGCGTCCAGTTGTTCTACCTAGCACGGATCATGGGCACGTCCGTACAGATGATCGACCAGACGTACGGCCATCTGTTGCCGGATTCCGAGGAGTACCTCCGCGGGCTGCTCGATAGCTACGACCTGGGACAGCCGACAGCGACCGCACAATCGGAGTCCTGAGCTTCACCGACTGGATAGGGGTTCTCCAAACGGTCGTCTTGGCTATCGCGGCGTGGGTTGCCTATTCGGCCTTGCGTCTGACTTCAGGGGAGAGTGCCCGGCTGAGAGCGGAGCGGCAGCGGCAGCCGCGGCGCGAGCTCTTGTTAGACGTCGTGCGCGAACTGAAGGAACTCGCGGCGCAGGTAGAGGTCATAGTCCCGGGCGTTGGCTACTTCGACACCAGCGCGCTGGCCGCGCGTAAGCATCGGCTGAGCGTCGCGCTTGACTTCTTCCCGGCCACGGAACTCGCGGCGACGCGAGTCGCCGCCGACCCACGCAACCTGACGCAGGCGACTGCACGGGACGCCATCGCACCGGCCGCTGCCGAACTCGCGGCCGAACTGCGGCGTCTTGAAGCGACGTCTACGGACTGAGCACGGACTAAGCGAAACGGCCTGAGCGGGAATCGCCTGCTCAGGCCGTGGATGCGGATGAGAGGACTTGAACCTCCACGGGGTTTCCCCCACACGGACCTGAACCGTGCGCGTCTACCAATTCCGCCACATCCGCGCGGAGGGACAGTGTAGCCCCAGTCCTGCGTTACCTTC